CGAGGAATAGGGTACGAACTGGCTTTGAGCTTTATGATGGTAGCGGCAGAGCGGTGTGTGCCACCCTTTAGTCCAGTCGATGCCAAAGATAAAGTTGATCGAGCCTACACAACTGTGGATCATAGTCGACCTAACGATTTTAAAGAAAACATCTTGAAGGCACTAAAAGGTGAGAAGACATAATGGCAAGAAAGAAAGAATATACTGGCAAGGACATTCAGGTCTTAACGGATCGTGAGCACGTTCGTCTGCGGACGCAGATCTATCTTGGCAACACACATCCAACACCTTATGAGATTCCAATCTTCGAAGACGGACAGTTTCGTGTCGAAGAAGTAACATTCATCCCTGCTGTATATAAAGCAATCGGTGAGATCATCGACAACAGTGTTGATGAGTTCGCTCACGTTACAATGCGGAACAAAGTATTAACAATTTCAGCCAACCCTGTGCTAGGCGAATACACAATCGGTGACAATGGTCGCGGTATTCCTATTGATAAGCACGAGACTGGCAAATACACACCAGAAGTTGCGTTGGGATCATTGCGGTCTGGTCGTAACTTCTCCGATGATAAAGAGGCAGGGGTTATTGGACAGAATGGTGTAGGCTCTGCTTGTACAAACTTCTGTTCCAGCGACTTCCACGTGAAGATCAACCGTGACGGTAAGACATATCAACAAAATTTCAGTAACGGTGCCGAGAAAGTCAGCAGGCCGTCTATCCGCAAAGGACCTGCAAGAACAGGCACAGAAGTTACATTCACTCTCGACCCCGAAGTATTCAGTGACATCACACTCCCAGAAGCATTAATGCGAAACCGAGCAATTGAGATCGCAATGACAAACCCTGGAGTGGCGGTTGCGTATAACGGCTCGAAGTACAAATACAACAAAGGAATGGACGACATCGTCAAGAAGATTGCTTCGAGCAACATTCTTGAGAAAGGTTCATTCTTCAAATTCCAAACAGAGACGATGGAGTTCTATGTGGTGTTTGGTGTAAACCAATCAGCCGATGAACAAGTATTCACTTGGGTGAATAGCTCGTTGCTGTTTGATGGTGGCCTGTGCAATACGCAGTTTATGAATGCGTTCGTCGACAGAGCCATTAAACAATTACAACCCCAAGCCAAAAAGAACAAAGCCGAAGTCGTAAAGAATGATGTTCGTGCTCAAATGTTGGTGTTCGGTAATTTACGAATTGCAAATCCAGAATATGATGCACAGAGCAAGACCCGACTGACCGGTCCGAATATGCGGCTTGATATGCAGAAGATGGTTGAGACTCAATGGAAGGCATTCGTTCGACAGCAGAAGGGATGGTTGGAAGATGTGCTTGAAAGAGCAATGTTGCGACACCATTCCAAAGCCAACGCAAAGGCTATCAAAGACCACGCCAAAGGCCTAAAGAAGAAAGTGCCAGGCTTGGTGGATGCTACTAGCAAGAACCGTTCTTTGACGCAAGTATTGATTACAGAGGGACTGTCTGCTGCTAGTATGATTACAGAGGCACGTGAACCAAAGACCACAGCCTCATTCCCACTAACTGGTAAGATTAACAATGTGTATGGGGCGACTCACGCGCAGTTGTTAAAGATGGGCAAGATTACAAATCTGTTGTCCGCTATTGGGTTGGTGCCTGGCAGAAAAGCACTGCGTAGTGAATTAAGATTCGGTAAGATCGTAATCGCAACCGACGCTGACGTGGACGGAAGTGACATCTTTACATTGTTGTGTAATTTGTTCTTCCAGTGGCCCGAACTGTTTGACAAGAATTACGAACCCATTGTCTATCGCCTGGTTGCGCCGAACGTATGTTTGGTGAAAGGTAAGCAACGAGTTCATTTTGCGAATCGCAAAGAATATGACAAACACAAAGGTAAGTATCGTGGTTACGAAGTTCGTTATTATAAAGGGCTTGGTAGTATGGTTAAAGAAGACTGGGAGATGATTTTGTCAGGAAAGACAGACACATTAATTCCTATCACAGATGATGGGAACATGGCGGAAACGCTCAAACTTTTATTCGGACCTGACAGCGATGTTAGGAAGAGGTGGTTACAAGATGACTGACGAACACAACAATGCAATAGAGGGCGAAACCGCGCTTGACATTATGGAAAGTTACTGTCGGCGGCAGCTAGACGATGCGGCCGCACTCCAGGGTTTGCTAAACGGAATTTCATCCGATGAGCCTGTTGTCCTTACTCCTAAACAAGCGACCGACATGATCGTTTTGATAGGCAGACTGGTTGTATATACCACCACAGTAGCGGCCACGACACAGCGGACGCAGGCAAGGGAAATGTTTGAAGAGTGAGTGACGATATCCAATACCTTCGTGAGTTGTACCTTGAGGACCTTTCCAAAATAGTAACATATGGAAAGAACCCTCGACCGCGCGTGCGTCATCCAGCGAAGTGGGCAAAATTAGACGCTCACATTTCATTGGATGATAAACACGATGCCGTGATGTCAGATTTCGGTAATAGGAAGGTATGGGTGTGGAGTGATCTTCACTTCTACCACAAGAACATCATTCGGTTCAGTGAGCGTCCGTATATGGACGTGGAGCAGATGAATGAACATCTGATTGCCAACTTTAACGACTACGTTGGTGTTAATGATGTTAGCATCTGGGTCGGTGACGTTGGATTTGCAAATGAGACAAAGATTAACGAACTAATAGATCAGTGCAACGGATATAAAATTCTGGTGCTGGGCAATCACGACTTCCATCGGCGGAAGCGTCCGTTGAAATTGAACTTTGATGAGACTCATTTGATCTACACACATGAGACCCCGGAAGTGAGTTTGTGTTTTACCCATTATCCAATGGACAACATTCCATATCCTTGGGTAAACATTCATGGACATTTGCATGCGTTTCCAAAGCCCGATACTGGACATCCGCTGCATTATAATGTATGCTGTGAGTTACATGGGTACAAACCCCTTGAGTTGGACGAAGTAATTCGTATCGCAAAAATGCGAGTGAACAATTATGAGTGAACTAACAGACCTGTTTAGTGAGTTGAATGACGACAAGCCGACAAACAAAACCGTTTCGGACTCAAAGTACCATTTCATTGTTTCATACATTATAGACAATCGCTACACTCCCGATCCGGAGGTTCTGGATTATCACTACATCACAGTCAAAGGTGATATGGATAGTGACATGTACTTTTCCGAAGTCGTTCAAAATGCCGCTCAGGATGACCTTGATGAGATTCTTGAAGGTGTTGAAGAAGGAATATATCGGTTGGTGCTTGGTGTAACAATTGAAAGTTATCGGAGTTGGACTGACTGGGGATATGAATATGATGAAGATCATTATTACGATCTAATCAGCAAGTATCAACTAACAGAGAAAGAAATCAGCATATGTTGCGATGGTTGGTGCAATGTGGACGACACTGTGGAGTTTAAGTAATGCGTGGAAGTGAATATGTAAATGAGCAGCGTAGAGAATATTCTCTCTATGTCTTACAGTCTCGCGCCATCCCATCTATTGCTGATGGATTGAAGGCAGCAGGACGGCGCGTGCTATGGACAGCCAAAGACGGCAAGAAGCATAAGAGTGCCACACTTGCTGGTGCGACAATGCCTATCCATCCGCACGCTTCTCCCGAAGGTGCGATAAACACTCTCGCTGCTCCGTATGGTAATAACATTCCGTTGCTTCATGGCGATGGAGCGTTTGGCACATTGCTGAACCCAACCGCATATGGTGCTGCTCGATACACTTCTGTGAAAGTATCTCAATTCACAAAAGAAGTTGTATTTGCCGACATTGACATTGTTCCTTTACAGGAAAATTATGACGGCACTCTCGAAGAACCAGTACATTTTTTACCGCTCGTGCCTGTCGCACTTCTAAATCCAAGCGAAGGCATCGCTGTTGGTTTTGCCTCAACTATTCTTCCGCGGTCGCTGGAAGACATTATCGGCGACCAGATTAAACATTTACAAGGTAAGCGCTTTAAAGAAAAGGCGCCGAACTTCTATCCAACATCCAATGAAGCAATTCGTGTTGAAGACAACAAGTGGGAATTCTATGGCGAAGCGGAGGAACTGAATTCCACAACGCTTCGGATCACTCGTCTTCCTTACGGTGCCAGTCACGAGAAGTATATTGAGCACTTGATGAAGTTGGAAGAGAATGGCACGATTGTTGATTTCGAAGACAACTCAAAAGACAAATATGACATCACCATTAAATTGACAAGGAACATGTTGAAGACGCAGGGTGATAAGATTGACAAGACATTGAAGTTAATCACCACGTCCAATGAGAACATGAACCTGCTCGATTTTGATGGTGGCAGGATTGTTGCCTCCAACTATGTTCAAGTGGTACAGGATTTCACTGATTGGAGATTGAGCTGGTATAAGAAACGCTATCAGCGGTTAGCCAAACTGCTCGGTATTGACATTCAGCGATATCGGGACATTCTCCTAGCCATCAAGAAGAACGTTGGTGGTATGGCCAAGAAGATTCAATCTCGGACAGAGATGAAAGAAGTGCTCAAAGAGATGGGTGTCGTTCATGTCGATTACATTGCCGACCTTTCCGTGTATCGTTTCACCGAGAACGAAAGGGTCAAGACCGAAAAGAAACTGGACGATGCGTTGGAGTTAATGGAGCATTACAACTTCTTGTTGTCTAACCCCAACGAACGCAGTAAAGTGTACATTAGTGAATTAAGAGAAGTACTCCGCAACTACAATAAAGGGGCATATGCCTAACAATGAAAATCGATGGAATAACAGAGGCGTTGCAAAACACTCGTGAAGAAATCACAAGTGAAATGCATTCAGCGTTGGATGGGGTTCAAAAAGAAATAACCAATCGGTTGGAATACGTCCTTGCGCAATCAACAGACCACAGACAATGCGTCGAGAGCAGCTTGAAGGAAACAAGAAACTTAATGGACCAGTTGCAATCGACCGTGAAGTGTGAGTTTGAAAACATAGCAAGGGACATTAACAGCATCAACGAAACAACGAAACGTCAAGTTTCAAAAATGGCTATTATGATATCAGCGCTTGTTGCTATCAATATCGTAATGGCCATCACACTACTAGCACATTCATTATGAGCAGACACTACGAATCAAACAACATCACACACGACATCATTAATCTGTCAGCGGTGGAACTTCGAGAACTATACGGAATTGAGTTTTATGAAAACCCCGACAAGAAATACGGACCCGTGTTCGATCCAGTATCCAAAAAGGAATTTGCTTCGGTGCAGGATTGGGTTGCCGATCAAGTTCAACAGGAGCAGTGGGAAAATCTATCTCAAACTGGTTCGGGCGACTGGCTAGACGACGAAGACTTTTATTAAGACTTAGTTTCGTTCTTAACCTTACGAGCCCAAAAATGAGGTGAGGCTACGGATAGTCCGCAACAAGGGCACAGCCACTTCTTCGTTTCTTTGATAAATTTTAATACCTTGTGGCAAGTGTCGCAAAACATTACAGCCCTAACTCCTTCAGTTGTTTAATTGTATCTGCAGCGGATGTGTGGAGAATGCCAATGCCTCCGGCCGCTGTCCAAGGTCCAATAGACTTGTCCCGATCGTCAATAAGAATACGATGTGGAGCAGCGTGTTGAGCCTTTTCGCTTGATTTTTGGGTTACGAGTACGTTGATGTTGGAACCTAGATTGTTGGCAATCCACTGACGCTTTTGTGCTTCGGCGCCGTAATTAGGATCTCCCTGTGCTGTTAAAATTTGAGGGTTATACTTCTTGACATAATTCCAGAGTGTCATTGCGTCTGCCATCATCGGCAATTCCAACCACAATTTTCCACCCTGTTTGGAATATTTCCTGACCCAAGACCACATTTTATTACGATACTTCTTATCAACATCGTAACGCTCTTGATCTAACCTTTCTCCCATCGCTACACCAACGCCCTGCTCAAAGTCGGCAAGTACTCCGTCCATATCTACAAAGATTTCATACTCCGGCTGCTGCAACTCGTTCAGTCTCACGATCGGTCCTCTTGTCTAAAAAACGCTTTAGGGTTATGCGTTTTTCTTTTGATTTCTTAATATCTGCTCTGGTGTCCTTTCCCTTGAATTCATCCTCAACTTTCGTAAGGTCATATTCAAGTTCAGCAGGCCCAGACATTGGGTGTTCTGTCGCTCCAGAACCGCCGAGGCCAACGCCTGTACCCGAGCGGACTTCCGCTAAGAGGCTGTCAATGAAAGTGTCAAACTTGGATTCAGCGTGAACGCCTGTGTGCATGCTCTTGTGATCGATTTTACCCGTTACAGGTTGGCCGTCAGCTTTGTGGAGCTGCTTGTTACCTTCATCATCTATTGTTTCGATGGAATTGTCACCAACTTTCCGAGCAATGACTTTCTTCGTCGGTCTGCCCTTACCACTGACAGTCACAGAGTCACCACCTGTGGTTTTGGCCCATCCCCACTTATTCTCTTTTTTGCTTGGTTCAGGGTTGCCGAACTTGGCGAAGGCAGGGTCATATTCCCCACCTCGCTGTTCTTCGGTAATGCGGGTCCAGATAGTTAGAGGACCATTTACAGTATCAACAGTCTTCTCTTTTCCAGTGTAAGGAAGAGCCGTTCCCCCTGTTTTTCCGAGGGAATTGTATAGACTCA